TGTATTTCAGAATGGTGTATTGCTAGGTAGTGCAGACTATACAAGTACCAGTGGTACGTCTGTTGTATTGGCACAAGCTTGTAGTGAATCAGACCTGATTGTCATCATTGTATATGACGTATTTTCGGTGGCAGATACAGTAAGCAAAACAGCAGGGGGTAGCTTTGATAGTGCAGTTACTATGAGTGGTGGTTTAGTGATTGCTGATGGTGGTAATATAGGTAGTGCAAGTGATACAGATGCTATGGCAATATCTAGTGGTGGTGTTGTAAACTTTACACAGATACCTACTGTTAGTTCTATACAATTGACTAATGCTCCTGCGTTTGAAGCACAAGTGACTAGTAATCAAGCAATATCTGACAATACAGCAACTAAGGTAACTTTTAATAATGAAATTTTAGATACTGATAGCAAATATGACCATTCAACAAATTATAGATTTACACCCACTGTAGCAGGAAAATATTTTGTGTACCTTTGTTTAAGTGTAAATGCTTTAGATAGTTCTGAATTACAAAATATGTATGCTTTCATATATAAAAATGGCTCACAATATAAATCTGCACACTTTAATTTCGCAGGTAATAATGCAAGATTTGCAACTGCTAGTGTAAGTGCAATAATAACTTTTGATAGTGATGATTATATTGAAGCATATGTTCAATGTGCTGATTCGGCAGGAAATGCAGTCGTAAATTCAGGTAGTTATTCTACATTTGGTGCATATAAAATGATAGGGATTTCATAGGAGTAAGTAATGACCAAAGCAGCAGAATTAGCAAAGATGGGTGAAGTCCTAACCAATAGTCAGATTGGTGGGCGAAGGAATATTGTTATTAATGGTGCAATGAATGTAGCACAAAGAAGTACAAGTGTTAGTGGAATAGGTGCTTCAGCAGATTATTTTACAGTAGACAGATTTGCAACCCTTCCTAATGATACAGCAGGAAGACTTACTCAAAGTCAAGTTGCAGTTACAGACTTGCCCGGATTTGCAAACGCTTTAAAGTTAGAATGTACTACAGCAGATACCTCTACAGCAACAGGAGAGTATCTATTACTTGAACAAGGTTTTGAAGGACAAGACTTACAACAAATGAAAAAGGGAACAAGTGATGCAGAAAAAGTTACTGTTTCTTTTTATGTCAAAGGTAATGCAAGTGCCACATACGCTGTTGAGTTGCTTGATGCTGATAACACTAGATTCGTATCACAATCTTTTAGCGTTACAACATCTTGGAATAGAGTAATATTAACATTTCCTGCTGATACGACTGGAGCTTTTGATGATGACAATGCAAAATCTTTAAGGTTGTTCTTTTGGCTTCACTCAGGTGCAACTTATGCAAGTGGTACTCTAAGCACTACTTGGCACGCTACAGCAGCAAATCGTGCAGCAGGTATATCATCATTCTTTGATAGCACAGACAGAACATTTTTTCTCACTGGAGTGCAAATGGAAATAGGCTCACAAGCCACACCCTTTGAGCATAGGACATTTGGTGAAGAACTAGAACTTTGTAAAAGGTATTTCCAAAAAACTGGTAACGTATCTGGTAATGCTTATACTCCACTAACACCATATTTTGATGCTGCAACCACTTCTGTTGGTTATTGCCCAATACCACTAAGACCAAAAATGAGACTTGCTTCTGCTATTGCTGTTAGTCATAGTGGTGTAGGAGAACTTGGTCTTTCTATTGGAACTGGAACAAGTGCTGTAAGTGCCGTAGCACTTCAAGCTGCTCAAAGTGGAGAAGATTTTATAACAATAAAATTTACAAGTAGTGACACACTTACTCAATATAGACCTATGAGAGTCTATGCAAATAATGATGCTACAGCATTTATAGCATTTGATGCAGAATTATAGAGGATTAAAATGAGCTTTACAGATGTAAAATATGTCAAAGATGACCTAACAAATAAAAATGGTGCAATTAATTTTAAGTTAAATGGAGAATATTGGAGTATTCCAATTAGTGAGGACAACAGACACTACCAAGCAATCCAAGAATGGGTAGCTGAAGGCAACAAGATCGAGGATGCTGATTAGTATGGAACTAGATGTTTCTACAATTTGGTCGGCTGTAATTACACTGGTTCTTGCACCCCTAGCCTGGG